TGTATTACCTCGGTCGCCGTCATCGTCTGACCGCCAGTACCCATAATTAATTGATCGACATAGAACGCCTGGCGGATTGCATCCCGGCGTTGCTCTTCCATGTTGAGGCCAAGCGGGTTGTTGGCACCAATGTTCAGAGGCTCAAGCCTGTCGCGTGTTCCCGATCGGTAGAAGTTCAGGCCACCAGGAACCGTGCGGATTGGCAGCATGAAGCCGTCATCAGGCACCATGAGCGGTGGATCTACCTGCTTTTGCGCCGCGCGGATCGTGACCTCGGACATTTTATTCAACATCTTGATGTCTGGCAGCGAGCTGCTCGCCGGTGATCTGCCATAGCCAAGCTCAAAGCTGGACTTCAGATAGCGCGGACACAAATACGGCATCTCTTTGAAGCCGGATTCGGACATCACGATCTTTTCGTCCGGGTTCAAATAGCAGGACTGATACGGCATATTCATATTGTCGTATTGCGTGACGTCTCTTTCATCGCGCGGCCTGACGACGTGAACCAGGGTAACCTCTTCATAGGGGTCGTTCTCGGCCATCTTCTCTATGCGCTGGCCAACGGCGCTGCCCCAACGTGCATACGCAGCTCTGGCGCTGATCTTGAACTTACGGAACACGGTGTCTACACGGCCCTGGTCATCTTCAGACAGGTAGCACTCAGATATGTGCCGTGTTGAGAACCTAATCTTCTGCTTTTCGTCGGCCTCGACCAGCATGATGCCGGTGCCGAACGTGATCAGGTCGTGGTACAGCTCGTGTATCTGCTCCTGGAAGTTCGACCGGGCTAACGCCTGGTACATGACCTCGGTCGCACCTTCAAGCCATTCCTTGGCCGTGTCGTCGGCGTCGAACCCCGGATCTCTATATCTGAGGGAGAACCATGGCGTCGATGCATTCGTCAGCATGCCGTGCAAGCTCGCACTCAACAGCTCGGCGGCGTGGACAGCAGTGGCGTCGAACAGGCGGTCTGTCCGCTTGTCGCCTGGCGACCGTTTGACGGTGATGTCGGCTTTCCGTGGAACGACATAGTCAGCAATATCTTGCCACAGGTCTTCCCAGGTCTGCCTTTGCGCCTCCAGTGTGGAGAGACGCTTCAGCAGCGTGACCGCCATTTTGTCTGTTTCAGCCATTATTTTTAACCGCCTAACAAGCTCTTCAAGGGTAAAGACCGCGTTCGCCGGGCCGGCGCTGTGGTGAAGCCGCCCAAGACGCCTTGCGGACTGGTCAGTATTGTTTTCGAGCTGCGCCTACGGCGTATCAGACTGCCTGGCGCTGACGACGCCGCATTTGGTGACACTGTGGGCGCTGTAGACGCCGTCTCTGCCGTCGATGCTGCTGCACCTGAGCCAGTATTCCTGCGGGATGACGCCAGTGTTGTTCCTGCTGACGGCGCTGCCACAGACCCTGCCGACGCGCCCCGAACGACATAGTCGTCAGTCGGCCCGCCTATATCGGCATTGTCAGGGTTGCCAGCGGTGGGGTCTGAGCTACCACCGGTGGGGTCTGTGGCCCCCATCGCATTCATCGCCTGCCCAAACATACCTATGGGTCCAAATACCGGGCTTATAAGCGACGCCGCCCGCACGGCCAGGGCGACAGGGTTCTGGAGCTGTGCCTGTATGTCGCTCATGATGCCGCCGCCACTGGAGGTCGATGTCTGGCCTTGAGCCTCTTCTGCCGTCGCCGGCATACCAGCCTGTTCCGCCTCAGTCATGCCAGATGAGGTCACCCCTTGCTGGGCGGTGGCGTTGGCCTGGGCAGTCTGGGCAGCATTAGCCGCGTCCATGTCGGCAGTCGCGCCTGATCCATGCGCGGCTTCCGCGTTTGCTGTGGCTGCGGCAGCAGCGGCTGCGGCAGCATCTGAGGCAGGATCGGATGTTACCGCTGCATCAGCCTGTGACATGCCCATGGTATCGTTTCCTGCGTCGCCCGTGGCACCGCCACCGCTGCCGCCAGAAACGGCGTCTGCCGACGTGTTGGCATCGCTTTCTTCGCCTACTCCACCCAGGTCACCGACATCGCCAGCGCCACCACCACCACCGCCACCGTCACCGTCACCACTCATCGTTTTACCATTCCAACGTGCTGCACGACGCCATCGCCATAAGTCCGTGACCACCTCGCGCGGCTGGCGGGCCAGCCATTGGCATCAGCCTTGACGCGCAGGTCTTTGGTTATGTGTCTCACAACATTCATAATTCCGCCCCATGGTGACAGGCAATCTACAAGCCAAATGCGTGAATAGTCGCCAGCCGACCAGTCTTCAGGCTGCAACTTCCTCGATCTAGCCATAAAGCCTTCCTCTGCGTACTCGGTCAGGTTAGCCCAGGAGACAAATCCGGTAAGCATTTCACCGTCTCCAAACGTGTAATACTGGCCTAAAGCTATCGGCGGTACGAAAAGCCTGTCGAAGTCAGACAACGTGTACGTCTTGTAGACGTTGGTGCGCATGGCCATGTAGACTATCTGGCCGTATAGTGATGTTAAGTCCTTGTATTCACTCACTGTTTCGTCATGCTGCGTTTAAGACTTGGCAGCGCCGCCAATCAGCGTTCTGCGCAGGACAGGCGCTTCATCGAGCAAACCCTGCGGACTGGTCAGTATGGTCGCCTTGCCGTGCTTGCCACGCTTTCTGGCCAGGCGACGACGCTCGGCTTCCTCTACGCTGCGCGCTCTTGTCGCCGCTTCCGGCTTGACTGTTTCGCCTTCGCCTATATCGTCTTCAGTAATTGGATCGTAAGGGTCAATCTTGCTCGACGAAACGTCGGCTGTTGACCTGACGACGGTGCGCACGGGGGCTGCCGGCGGGGCCGGCGGTGGAGCAGGCGGTGGCTTTGGGCTTAAAAATCCCATGTTAATCCATCCTAACTAGCAAACTATTGTGTGGCTGACAGCGGGCTGTACGCATTGTCGGCATAAGCCTGCGGCGCTGTTCGATCCGCACGCATCTCGCGCAGACCAACAGCTAGATATCTAAATGCGTCTGCATAATGACTAGACCAATCATGGATCGGCGACAGTCTGAAGGCCCTGGTCTTCTGGTTGTAGGCCCTGTGGTACTGCCGCAAGGCCTCCAACAGGGGCTTACAGGCGTCAGCATCAAAGATGCACCTGGGAACCAGCAGCTGGGCGGCGTGGATGCCGTCTTCAAGGCCCAGCTTAGGCACAACGCGGAACGTCAGACCAAGGTCATACGCTATTTCGCGCCGACTTTTGCCCGTACCCAGTTCTCTGACCTCAAGGTCGTGCGGACCATTATGCGTGCCATAAAGATAGCCACGCGACCGAAGAACCTCAACGTAGTGCGGTAGGCCCTCATTCCTGGCCTCATAACAATCGATAACGCGAAGAGAGCCTCCCCGCGTTTGCTGTGTAAATATCACAGCCGTGCTGTCGCCAATGCCTAAATCCCACCAAGTGTCGACCGGCAGAGATGGATCGTAAGGACAATCTCCAATGCGGTCGTCATCAAGGGCTGCCTGCATCTCCTTGCCGTAGATACTGCCAGGCACGTTAGCCACCCAGCTGCATTCAAACTCTTGCGCGTACTGGTCCTGCGTCATCATGGACGCCGCAGCTTCCAGCTCGTCAGCGTCTACAACGCCAGTCTCGCTTGCCCGGTAAACCATCGTGTACCAGGCCTTGTCGGCGACAGCGCGCTCATAGAGGTCGAAGAACGCATTGTGGCCCTGCGGCGTGCCTAGAAATAAACAGCTGCCCTTGCGATCAGATAACGCCGGCCTGACGATCTCTGGGAACAAGTTCTCGGGCATCATGGCCATTTCATCCAACACAGCAAAGTCTAGGTATATGCCGCGCAGGCTGTCTGGATTTTCTGCTCCGAGGAGCTGTATGCGGCTGCCGTTTGGTAAGTCAACGCGCAGCTCCGTTTCATGGAACTTAACGCCAGGTATATCCCCAGCGAACTGCTTGCAATAGTCAAAGGCGACCATCTTGGCCTGACGAAACGTCGGCCCAATATAAGCCACACGCGGGTTGGGCTGCTTGCACAGGATAGCATGCCGCAGCAGATGATTGATCGCCATCACCGTCTTGCCGAACCGTCGATGGCAGACCACCACAGCCCAGCGATAATTATCTAGCGCGGCGTGCAGCTCTGCCTGGAGACGGCGGGGTGTGTAGGGGATGGAGACATTCGTCAATGCGTGTGAGCCTCTTGTTGTCGGGATAGTATAATACAATAGAGCGGCGGGCGCGCTTTCGGGGGGGTGGGGGGTCGGCTTTTCCGAAAAAAAGCAGAGAATATTTGCCCCTTATCACGGGCGTTGGAACCGATCCAACCCCCGCGCCATTGCTATCAATGCGTTGGCCCAGCCAGTCGCCACTCAGTCGCAAAACAAAAGCCGGGGCATGCCATCGATTGATCGACGGCAGCCAGCCAGGTCGCGCGCGTAGCTCGATCAACACGGAGCATTACATACACAGGTCAACCACCATCGTCCGTCACGTTAGAGACCAGCGTCTCGGCAACCTCAACGCACCTTGCGTGCAGCTCCTCGATGTCGCCAGTCACGCGGTTATCCAGCAGTATCCGCGCCAATTCCCATCGCGCCTTGTTCGCGTTTGACAGCTCCTCTACCAGCGTCACGGCACAGGCCTGAGCGCGATCACCTGACCATCGCCATCACCAACATCGTCAGCCGTCGATACCTCGACCTCTCCACTCGACCAGCTTAA